TGCATCGAAGGCTTGGTTTACCGACTCGCGCAATGGATGGTTGCCGAACATGCCATCGACTATCAGCGCAAAGGGCAGCGAAACACCCGGCATCGACACGGGTCAGATGCGGCGAGCGATCACACATATTACCGAGACTGGCGGCGGAGTACATGAGGGGAACCTTGCCGAACAGGAACGCGACGGCGGAGTAGAGGAATCATCGGCTCAGGTTGCAGAGGGTGTTGAGGCGGGAACTGAAGCCGTTGGCGAGGGCGTAGAAGCCGGAGCCGAAACCGCTGGGGAAGCTCTTGAAGGAATCGCGGAGGTCGCTGCGCTCTAATGCCTACCATCTCACTCACGCGCGTGGCAAATAGCCCAGCATTCGCGCAGGCGTACACGGTCAATCGCTCAACAGGTAGCTTCCAGCAGGGCGGCTATGTGTCGGTCACGACGGCGATTCCGTTCTGGGGCATTATCCAACCGGCCACAGAAGAGGACTTGGCACAAGTTCCCGAAGGAGATCGCGCAACCGGCATGATGGGATTTATCTCAGAGTTGCCAATGTATAAGACTCGCGCAGAGGGAACCACATCGGGTATTGGCGACACGATTACGTGGAATCAACAGAGTTACCGTGTGGTTGCTGTCGTTCAGTGGCGTGACTTTGGGTTCAACAAGGCCATAGCAGCGAGGTTGAGCGGTGAGTAGTTTCTCGGTTCCCGGCGTAGGTACGATGACCAGCACTGGACTGACTACGGCCCAGATGCAGGTTCTATGGCAGAGCATCGTTCTACAGTGCCTCGGAATCACGCCCAGCGGCCCCACAGACGCATCGGCCTACTCTCAGGCACGGATAGACTGGCCCACGCCCGGACAGCCCGCCTGGGCAACTACAGACGACATTGCCTTCGTTCGAGCGGTCGAGGTTCCCGATCCCTACAATACGGCGCACGAGATTCAGCCGAACGCGACGCAAGGACTGACGTTCCTCGAACAGACAATTTACACGCGGGTTTGGGAAATAGGCTTCGTCTTCTACGGCCCAAACAGTTTTGACCGCGCAAGGCAGCTCAAGGCGTGTCTGTATCAGGATTTCGTGCATGATACCCTTGAGGCATCGAATCTGTATCTCGATACGGTGATTGGCACGGTACGACGGACTCCGGAGTTGTTTCAGAATCAGTGGTGGGAACGCTCCGGTTTCTCGGCAAGAATGAATGAGCAGGTTACGGATACATTGACGAAACAGACCATCCAAAGCTCCGAGATCATTCTCGAAGATGAGGCGGGTATAATCACAGATGTAACGGTCGAACTGTAGGAGAAAACAGCATGGCGACTCAACCTCTACCGCTCTCAATCCTCTGCGATGTCAGCGTTTCAGTGACTCCCGGCGGAGTGTCCGTCCCGCAGTTCAATCAGGGATTGATTGTTGGCAACAGCGGGCGCATCCCCTCGCAGGGAACAAATGGACGCTGTGTGCAGTTTGCCAGCGTCGCCGCGATGACATCCTACGGATTTCAGCCGACCGATCCTGAGTTGATTTCCGCTGGACTGTACTTTGGACAGTCTGCACCGCCCGTAACTCCGCCTGAATATCTCTGGGTTGGATCCCAAGACGCGACGGCCATCGCAGCGATCACGGTTGACTCTGGTTCAGGGGGTACGGGATGGGCACTGCACGATACCTTCCTCATCACGCAATTGAACGCCTCATTTGGCTATGGGCAGGTCACGGGCGTCAGCGGAGGGGCTGTAACCTCTGTGGCGTTCATTTCGGGGCGTCAGGGCACCGGGTACAGCGTTGCAAGCGCACTGTCCACTGTCCCGCAAGCACCTAGCACCGGAGCCGCTCTTGAGGTCAATATCACGGCCATCGGTGAGACTCCGTTACAGGCAATCACCGCTTGCCGCGTGGCGCAACCGGCATGGTACGCCGCAATGAGTACGACGGCGACGGATGAAGACGACGTTGCAATCGCTCTGTATGCACAATCGGCAACTCCGGCCATGCAGTACATCTACGGGACACAGAGCGCAACAGCGTTGGTTGGCTCGGTTGGCAACGTCTTCTCGCTCATCAAAGCGGCAAACTATAGCCGCGCACACGGTGCTTACTCAACCGTACAGGGCGGCCTGGCGCCGAACAATCTGTACATCGCATCGGCTATCGCTGGCGTTGCAATGGGACTGAACACGGGCGCACCTAACAGCGCATTTTCTCTTGCAGCCAAGACGCTAACCGGCATCACGGTTGAGCCGTTGACACAGGCGCAAATCGCCGTCTTTGCCGGTACGCCTGGACTTGGATTCGGCAACAACGGCAACAGCTACAACAACTATGCCAACAGCTACGACTTCTACTATCAGGGAGTCAATGGCAACGGTATGAACTTTGCCACCGTTCTCGGCCTCGATATGCTGGCGGCGGATGCGCAGATTTCCGTTCTCAATGTCCTGCAATCCCTTGCCTCCATTCCGCAGACCGATGGTGGGCAGGCTCTCATCCTCAATGCCGTTCGCGGAGCTTGCAGCCGTGCCGCAAATCGTGGATTCATCGCAGCGGGGACGTGGAATGGTATCGCAATTCCACTTCTACCCTCTGGTGGGCTGACTCCGGGTACATCGCTCCCCTCTGGATTCTGGGTTGGATCGTCTTCCTTCTCAACTCAGGCGAGCGGCGACCGCGCCCTCTTCAAGTCCATGCCAGTCTATGTCGCCGTAACTCTGGCCGGAACGCAGCAGAGTTTCACTATCGCTGTAAACGTGCAACAGTGAAGTAACAGGAGATCGCAATGGCAAACGGAACTACGACATACTCATTCAAAGACCTCACGGGCGCGATTGCATCTCCCCTTGCCGGTGCGTTCATCCTTGCCGGTGGTTCGCTCGGCTCTGGCAAGATCACTGTTGAAATGACGCATGAGTGGACAGAGCAGGACGTTGCCGCTGATTCCGCCGTCATGGTTTCGACTAGCCCCGGATTCAACGGGACAGTGAAAGTCTCTTGCCAGCAGACCAGCGCAATCAACTCCTATCTGAAGTTGGCGCAGAACCTTCACCAGACCGCCGTAGCGAACGGAACTTCGGCGGACTGGGCTGCTATCGCCCTCGACCTCCAGAACCTCGTTACGGGCGACCAGAACGTATGCACGGGGGTTTCCTTCACAAAGAAGCCGCCACAGCCCTATGGGTCAAAGGGTGAGTATCTGGAATGGACTCTCATGGCCGCAAACATCTCGAACCAGTAGCACGGAGACATTATGGAGCTTGCTAGAGTCGCCATTCGCAAATCAGATGGCAAGAGGATTTACACTCTAGGCCCGATCAACAAACTACGGCCTTTTGATCGCCTGCTTTGGCATACTCTTTACCATAGGTTTCACTGGAATTGGGTTTACAGGTGGATGTGGCATAGATATAGGAATAGGGAGAAATGATGGATCACAAGGACATCACCATCGGCGATCAGCAGTACCGCATCGGCCAGATGACGGCGGCGGACGGTAGCTGGATTCGGCTTACCTTCGTCAAGCGGTATCGAGCCTATCTCGCCACGATCACGCCAACAGACCAAGATGCCGCATCCGAGGCTCCCGCGATCACGCCGGAGCAAGGATTTGCGATGACGGCGAACTTCCTGCTTGAGCAGTTGACGCGCGAAGAGTTGGCGGAAGTCCAGAGAATGTCTCTTGCAGTATGTGGTCGCTACAGCGTCAAGACGGGAACGCCGATTGCCATGCCGATCTTTATGTCGGATGGTCGTTATGCTATTCCCGATCTTGAGTTTGATGGCCCAACGGTTTTGCAGTTGACGCAGGAGACGGTTGCATTCAACATCGCCCCTTTTTTTACCGCAGCCGGGTCGAACCAGATACCGGCGACGGCGGATTCGAGCCAACCGAGTACCCAAACCTAGACCCGTTTCTATGGAGGCCGGTACAGGCTGGACTTTGGAAACATCGGGATATTGTCGAAGGTGTTTTCACGTTTCAGGATTTGTGCAATGCGCATGAGTACCTAGACGTGAGCGAGAAAAACGAGGCCGACTTCCGCGCGTATCGAGAGCGGCACGGAGGATAAGAGATGGCCGACGTTATCAAATCTTATCTTGTATCTCTCTCCGCTGGCGTCGATAAGGCATCCTTCGATAAGTTCGCGTCTGCAATGCAGGGAGCGGAGAAGACCGTCGCCGGTTCTGTTGGCGGCATCGTTGGCAACTTCCTCAAGTTCCAAGTGGCAGGAACCACGGCCTTCGCATCCGTTGGCTTTGGCCTCATCGCGTACATCGACAAGCTCGCCCAGGCCGACCTAAAGACAACTCTTCTAGCGCAGCAGAACATGATGAGCGTTCAGCAGTATCGCGCCGTTTCTACGGCCCTCGATACGCTTGGAGTAACGCTTGACGATGTGTTCTTTGGCACGAAGGAAGTGCAAGAGCGTTTCCACACCCTCATCGAA